TAATAATCCTGATGAAATTATAGATAAAATATATTCTATAAAAAATGATAGTAAATTATATAATTTATATATTCAAAATATAGAAGAAGTTAAATATAAGCTAAATTATGAATATATAGTTAAAAATACATTTATTTCCAATATTAATAATCTATAAAAAAATTGAAAAATATATAATATTAAGTGTATAATAATAAAAAGTTTTCAAAAGACAATATGAGTGACTTTAATAACAAAAAAATTACTGATATACTTATTGATATGAAAAAACCATTTAATGAGTATATTCAAAAATTTGATAATAATAATAATAAGTTGAAAAATAAAATACTTGAAAAAAAATGCTCTAATAAATATTTTTACATTAAACATAAAGATGATAATTTTATTTGGATATTAGTTAATGATATTTATACATCTTTAAAAATATTAAATTTAGATAAAATTTTAGAAACAATTTTTTTCAAAGTTAATTACAACGGTATTGTAATTAATCTTCTTTCGGTTGAATTTAATATTGATAAAAAATATTTCAATAATTTTAAATGTAAAAAACCACTTGAGTTTGGTATTAATATTAAAGGTTATATTACTTACACTAAAGAAATGAATAATGATAATAATTTAATATTATTTATTAATAAAAATGATAGAAAACATTTAAATATTTATTCTTTTAATATTGAAGAAGGAGAAAAAACATTTGTTAAAATGAATATTTATTAAAAAATTTATTTAATTATTAAATCAAAATTATGTTTTTTATAAAAGTATTCATATTTTTGATTTAGTATTGGATTTTCAATTGTAAAATAAAATTTAATATCTAAATATGATATATTTTTAATATCTTTAATTTCATATAGTTTAATAATTTCATTTGTATCATTATTTATTTTAAAAATTGGTTTATCATAAATATTAGAAAATTCTAAATAAATTATATTATCACTTAATCCAATTGGATAGTTTGAACTATAAATATTATTATCTTTATAATCACCATTTATTAATCCAAGAGTATTTAAAATACAATTTTGTGTATCTAATAATTCAAAAATACTACCATCATTGCTTTTAAAGATAAAATCATCCTTATTATTTAATAAACATTCTATTTTTATATCATTTGTTTCAAAATTACTATTTAAACATTCCATAATCATATATCTATTATAATACCCTTCTTCTAATTTTATTAAATATTCTTTTTCATTATAAATCACCTTTAATTCATTATTTTTTTCTGTAATATTATTATCTGTATTTTTTGGAAAATTAATGTTTTCAATTGTAAATCCATTAATATCTATCTTATTCTCAAAATCAAATCTATAATCATTCACATTTTTATAATTAATATTTTCAATATGTATTATCTTTTTGTTTAAAATATCATTACTTTTTTTTAATATTTTTACCATTTTTAATAATTTTAATTTTTTATTACTATCAGTTGATTTATCACTATCATTACTTTTATTATTTTCAATAGATTTACTTTTTTTATTACTATTATCATCTATATTTATTTCTAAACCTAAATTTTCTAAATCATTTTTAGGAGATAATTTATTATCATTTACATTTTTTTTATCTTTTTTATTTTTATTTTTTTTTTCTTTTTTTTTCTTTTTTATTAATTTATTCATATTATTTATTTCATTTTCAATATCACCTAATGATTTTTTGTTTTTTTGTTTTTTTTGTTTTATTTCATTATTAATTTTTTCAAGTTCTTTTTCTATATTTTTTTTTGATTGTTTTTGTTTATTTTTAGAGCGTGTATTTCTTTCACTTAATTCGGATTTAAAAAAAAAACAGATGAATTACCATTAGATTGATTATTCATTGATTCATGTTCTAATATTCTTTTATTATTTTCGTGTGGAGATTCTTGAGGATTAAAATTTTGTCCGGTTTGATATTGTGATGTCATATTATCAATTTGACTTCTTTCATTTTGAACCTGTTTTAATCTTTCATTTGGATCAATACTGTCATCAAAATTACTTAAATTATTCATTTGTTGTTGATTATTATTATTCATCATTTGTTGTTGATTATTATTATTCATCATTTGTTGTTGATTATTATTATTCATCATTTGTTGTTGATTATTATTATTCATCATTTGTTGTTCGTTATTATTTATTGTTTGTTGTTGATTAGATAAACCTGAATTTTGAATACTTGAAACACCACTAAAAGCAGAATCTAAAGATGTTCCAACATTATCAGTTCCACCTCCTTGAATAAATGATGAGCCTGATTGATATTCATTTTGTTGTTGATTTGGTTGTTGTTGTTCAGGGTTATATTGTTGTTCAGGGTTATATTGTTGTTGGTTAGGATTATATTGTTGATTTTGTTGTGCACTTCCAGCAATACCAAGCCATTCAGCGGTTGCTTTATTTAAAGAAAATTCATTAGGTGAATTAGGTGTAAATTGTTCTAAATCTCTTTTTTGCATTTCTATTCTTTCGGATAGACTGTTTGCAAAATCTTTTTTTGATAAATTATTAGTTCCTGGATCTAAATTATTAATTTTTTCATATTTTCCGGTTGCAGACATAATCATACCGGCACTATTTCCTACATCAACAATGGGAGCATATTCATTTCCTCCAGAAAAACTGAAAGCATTTAAATTTTCCATATCATTTTTTTGTTGATTATTTGGATTATTTGTTTCTCTTAACATTTCATTTGGATTTCTAAAAGTATTAAATTTGTCTTGATTTGTTTTTGGTTGTAATGTTTGGTAATTTTCATTTGTTTGTTTTCTTTTATTTTTCATTTTAGAAATACAATTACTTAAACATTTAGCATTTAATTTTTCAATACTTTCCTTGCTGGGTTTAAGTTGATAACCATATTTATTATTTACTTCAACAATAGTATCTTTTACAATAGTATTACAATTTTTAATAAGAATAATAGTTTGTTGATTATTTTCTTTTAATTGAAATCCACATAATTCAATTAATCTTTTTGTTAATAATTTAGTATTATCATTAGAATATAAATACTTTTCCATTGTATTAATATGTAATTACCATTTATAAAAAATAAAAATAAAAAACGAAAAAACTTTATATATAATTTTATATTATAATTATAATGAGTAATCAAAATAATATTAGAAATGGTATTTATAATACTTTTAATTCTCCACCAGATCAACAACAATTTGTAAGAAATTATTCTTCTTTTCAACCAAATAGCACTTTTTATGATACAAGTAATACAGTTAATTCTTATAATCAAAATATGAATGCAAGATCTCAAAATAATTTAAATGATAATTTTTCAAATATTCAACCAATAAGAAGACAAACCGATTTTACTTTTCAAAATAATACATTAGATCCTAATTTAAATTCAAATTTATTAGGAGAAACATTAAGAGATTTTAGAATTAATATTGATAGTAATAGTAGAAATTTTAAATTATATCCAAATGCCTATAATTATACTGTTTTTTTTGGTCCTATAACAAATAGCACTTATCCATTATTGGGTAATATTACATTAAAAAATAGTGAAGATATTAAGATATATGATGTAAATAAAAATTTTTTGATGGATTATTCTGAAAAATTGAAACATTCTGTTGAACCATTTATAACAAGAAATTTTACAAATGTTAAGTATTGTAGAATAGATCAACTAATGTTGTCAAAATATAATAAAGTTACATTGAATAAAAATTATTTAAATTATCCAACTGATGAAGAAAAAGAGAATATTGATTTTGTTGTTAATGATGTTAAAAGAATTTGTAAATATAATTTTCCAAAAATGAGATATGTTCCGGATATGAATATGGAAAATTCGTTATATATGGATAGATATATATTATTAAAAATTCCTGAATTAAGTGATGGTAGAAATTTATCTACAAGAGCTCTTCAAGCTTATACAATTTATCCAGATAAATTTTTTTGTTTTAATTGGTTGGGAAAACCATATTTTGCTTTAAAAGAATGGGATGATAGTTCTTTAGGAAATATCAATAAATTAACAATTGAATTATATGATAGTGATGAAAAACTATTAAAATTAGATAATGATGATATTTTATATGAAACTAAATTTATTAAAAATATTCCTTTATTAAATCCAAAAATTCCATTAAAACCAAATGCTGAAAGAGATACAATATTATTTTACATAAGAAGAATGAATGATATAATTAAAGGAATTGTTTTAATCAATTATTGTAATAAAAAAGTTATTAATTTTTATAATGATGATAATATTAAAATATATGTTGGAGATTATAGAATTGATAGTATAACAGATGAATTAGAAAAATTTGTTGATAAAAAGAACTCTTTTAAAACTATTAAAATTTATAATAAACAAAATGATTTAGTTAATATTAATATTGATAATTTTTTAAATAATGTTTTATGGTTTAATTATGAAAAAAATAATAATTTAAATCCTGAAATATTACATAATTTTGAAATATTATTTAATATTTATAAAAAAAGTGTTTATTATATTTTAGAAAATTTAATTAATGAAATTTGCTATTTACCAATTAACCGTTATTATCAAAATAATATCAGTTTAGTTATATCTTGTGCTACTAATCATTTAAATACTAAAATTGGTTATGAAAATGGAAATTAAAAATATTTAATTTTATATAAATAAAATATTTTTTAATGTTTATAATTACAACTATTCTAAAAAATTACATTAAATATAATACTTTTAATATTTTAAATGAAAAATTAATTAAAATTATTAAAGATGAAATACCAGAATTTTATTATTATTTACAACAATGTGAAAATGAAATAGAATACTTAATTTTTTTCAATTATTTATTTTAAATGAATAATAATATTTAAAATAAAAAATTGAAAAAAATTTATTTTAAATATTATTATTACAGTTTAAAAAATCTAACAATGTCATCACTCACTAATTTTCAACTATTTGAAGAAAATAAAATGGAAAGTTTTCAAGATTATCCAGCAAAAACGATTAAAGAAATGGATAAAATAATTGAAGATCATGAAAATTTTATGATGGGTTTTCAAGATTATCCGGCAAAAACGATTAAAGAAATGGATAAAATAATTGAAGATCATGAAAATTTTATGATGGGTTTTCAAGATTATCCAGCAAAAACAGTTGAAGAGTTAAATAAAGAGAAAAGTCAATTATTTGAACTTATGTATCAAAGAATTCTTATTGATTTGAATTCTTATATTTATAATTATCAAAATTTTGGTTTTCAAAATAAAATTGTATTAAATGAATTTGAACAAAAAGAGCTTGATTGTATTAAGGATAATATTCTTATAAATTTTATTAAAATTAATTTGAATATTTTTGCATTTATTGGAAGATTTGAATTATCGGTATAGTTTAAATGTATAATTTTATATAATAAAACATAAAAAATTATAATATGTATTTTGTATAAAAATATATTACAATATATAAAAATAAGTGTATC